GTCGCCAAGATGGCCGAACAGGTGGCTATACGCCTACACCGGGATCAAGGCGACGGCTTCCCCGCCCGCACCGGTGACGGTGGTGGTCGTGCGGCGCACAACGACGACGGGTCGATTAGCGGGCCTACGCCGAACCTTGCGTTACACAAAGACCCAATGGAGCTGTTGGCCAATAGGTTGATGCGGGCGCTAACCAACGCCGAGATCGAGGCTCGCACCGCGGTGGTGGCAGCAAGGGCAGCGAGGGGACTAGACGCAGAGGTGGCTAGGCAACTAAGCGAGGCCGAGGCACCGAACGGATCGAACTGTGTGAACTGCGACGAATGGGTTCCGGGCGTGGGCGAGTACCGTATTCGTGCCGGCCGCTGCGACACTTGCTACCGGCACCGGCTGCGCCACGATGGCGTCGATAGGGTCATAGTGGTCGAGGTGGACGAGTAGCTGCGTATCGTGGTAAACTGGTGGCCAGTCGCCGGTTAGGACCGGCACGAATCCTCCCCGCCTTTCGGGACCTGACTGCCCCGGAATGGCGGGGCTATTCATTGTCCCAAGATGAGCGCCACTAGATGTAGTGGTCGACTTGACAAGGCACCACTAGATGTAGTAGCGTGGGGACTCACGGTACATTCGTATACCCCTACCTAAGCGGCACACCCTACACCCGCATACCCCGATACCCCGGTGGTCCCCTATGCCCCCCACCCCATGCCTCCGGTGCCACCGCCTCGGCACAGGTAGCTACTGCGTCGAGTGTCAACGCTCAAAGAATAGAGCGAGGCAACGCACGCGTGGCCGGCAGTACCCGTCATGGGAACTCAAGCGGATGCGAGGGACAGTCAAACACTGGCGCGCTACCTACGGTGACTGGTGTCCGGGCTACCAACGGGAAGGTCACGTCGCTAGGGACTTGGCGGCCGATCATCTAATACCAATCAAGCATGGCGGGCTGGGCGGGCCGTTGGCGGTACTGTGTAAAGTTTGTAACGGGCGCAAAGGTGCGCGATGAATAATTATACATTCATTGCCGCCCGTTTTTTTCTATATCGCTTTCTCAGTATCCCACGCATAGCCATGCGCGCATCGCCTGAAAATTTCAACTCATTGTTTTATACATTCCGATGTATTTAATGCAGAAGGATAACAAATGCCCGGTGGACGACCGCGTAAGCCAGTCGATTCGACGAAAAAGGCGATCTACAAAGCCAGTGGTGCGAATCAGACCGCACTAGCCGTAGTACCGCTCCACGCAGAATTCGTTCCGATTTTAGATCGGCCGCTACGCGAAGCGATGGCCGCCATCATTGAAGAAGGCGCAACATGGTTAAGCGTTACCGATTTAAGGGTCACGTTCCTCGACGAACTACTTGAAGAACGGGAACTAATCCGCGCCGCGGTAATGGTGAACAGCGGTGACCGGAAAGCCCTTCGTGACATTGAGAAGTCAATCTCGGAATCACTGAGCCTACTTGGCTTCGACCCATCAGCTCGCGCCCGGCTCGGATTAAGCGAAGTGCAGAAGCTCTCGACCCTTGAGACATTAAAGGCCAAACGTGAAGCCTCCCGCAGCGCCAGCGAAACCGGCAACTAGCGAACCACGATGGCTCTCGCCGGTATCGCCGGCGGAGATGCTTGCCGGCGACGGTGAGATCTTCATTGAATTCATAGAGGCGTTTGGCAAGATAACGAAGGACACCATCAGCGGTAAAACCGGATCGCCGCTAGTCCTACGCGACTGGCAGAAAATCCTGCTCAACCAAATCCTCGCCCGCAGGGCCGATGGCCGTCGCAAACACCGCACCGCCCTCGTCGGACTTCCCCGCAAGAATGGCAAGTCGGCACTAGGTTCGGCCGTCGCACTCACGGAACTATTCACCGGTGGAAGCGGCCAAGAGATTTACAGCTGCGCTGGGGAACGTGAGCAGGCGCGCATCGTATTTGGCTCGGCCAAGAAGATGGTCGAAATGAACCCGGAACTACTTAGCCAAGCGAAGCTATTCCGGGACGCGATAGAGATACCCGAAACCGGATCTGTCTATCGAGTCCTGTCCGCAGAAAGTTACAGTAAAGAGGGCTATTCGCCTTCGCTCATCATCATGGACGAGATTCACGTTGTCGGCCGTGAGCTGTATGACGTCATGCAGCTCGGCACCGGCGCTCGCGTCGACCCACTGTTGCTAGGAATCACCACCGCCGGCGCACGCGTCGACATGCGCGGCCAAGATTCGTTAGGTTACGGACTTTACCAACACGGTCGCAAAGTGGCCGCTAAAGAAACGGACGACCCCGACTTCTTCTTCGCGTGGTGGGAACCGAAGAACGCCGAAGCCGACCACAAAGACCCGGCGACGTGGTACGAAGCGAACCCCGGCATCGACGACCTCGTTGCCCTCGACGACTTCGTTGCGGTACTACCAAGAACACCCGAAGCAGAGTTTAGAACCAAGCGCCTGAATCTTTGGGTAGTCTCCCAAGACTCAGCGTTCCCCCACGGCGCGTGGGAGAAGTGCGCCGGCGAAAGAATCGTAGAACCCGGAACCGAAATCGTTCTAGGGTTCGACGGATCTTACGCCGGTGACTCCACCGCCCTCGTAGGCTGCACTAAAGAAGAAATCCCGCACATATTCGTAGTCGACGCGTGGGAACGCCCACTGGACGACAACGACTGGCGCGTGAATATCGCCGACGTCGAAGCCGCGATAGAAGAAGCGTGTCGAACTTATCGAGTCGTAGAGGTGGTCTGCGATCCATACCGTTGGCAAAAATCCCTCCAAGCACTCGAAGATATTGGGCTCCCTGTGGTTGAATGGCCGACCGGCTCACTCGCCCGAATAATTCCGGCGTGGCAGTCTTTTTACGATGCAGTTTTAGACGAGCAAGTCACGCACGACAATGACCCTCGGATGAATAGACACATAGCAAACATGGTTTTAAAGAATGATCGTCGCGGGATGCGGCCCACCAAAGAATCAACCACGTCGAACAGAAAAATCGACCTCGGAATCGCTGCCATCATCGCGTTCGACCGAGCCACATTCGCCGGAGCGACTTCGCAGCCAGCGATCACATTTATTTAGGAGTTTCATGGGATTATTCGACCGCTTTCGGTCCGAAAAACGTAGCGGTGCCGACCCGACGCTCGGCGAACTTCTAGCGAGGCAACGCGGCGGCGGGTATAACTTTTCCGGCGAGGCAGTAACGGACGTATCCGCATTAGGGGTCAGCACTGTATTCGCATGCGTCAGCATCATCGCAGACAGTATAGCGGGGATGCCGTGGGGATCATTCCGCGAAGTCGGAGAGCGACGCGAGCCACTAGACACACCTAGCGTACTAATTAGACCCAACGTCGACCAGCTGCGTTACCAGTTCGTCACCGAGGTCGTGACCTCGTTGGCACTTCACGGAAACGCCTTCATAGCCTACGCCCGCGACAATCGCGCCATGCCGGTAGAACTGCGTTGCCTAGACCCGCAGGGCGTTAGTGTTAGTCGTGACACTATGACCAAACAAATGATTTTCAGCGTAGGCGGCGCAACTTTCGACAGTAGCAATCTGCTACACCTTTCGTGGCTGACGATGCCGGGAGCAATTCTCGGAGTGTCGCCGCTCCAAGTGAATAAGAACGTGATCGGCTTGCAATTAGCGATGCAACGCTACCTCGCACAGTTTTACGGCGAAGGCGGCATCCCATCGAGCGTTCTTGAGACCGACAATAATCTAACCGTAGAGCAACGCAACGAACTCGGCGAAGGTTGGCAAGATTTCAACGGCCGTCGCCGCCGCACTGCGGTACTAAGTGGCGGACTAAAGTGGCGAGCGGTGAACGTATCCGCCGCCGACGCCCAGATGCTTGAAACCCGCGCCCAGTTAGTCTTTGACATCGCGCGCGTCTACCGCGTACCCTCGCACCTAATCGCGGCGCAAGGCGACGGACAGACTTATCAAAACGTCGAGTCGGCCGGCATCAACTTCGTTCGGTACACGCTCCTTCCGTGGATGCAGAAGATCGAGCAAGGAATCTCGTCAATCCTGCCGGGCAAGCAGACGGTGAAGTTTAATGCCGACGCCTACCTACGAGCCGATACGCTTAGCCGCTACCAGTCTTATTCGTTGGCCTTGTCTAACGGTCTTTTGAGTCCCAACGAGATTAGGTCTCTCGAAAACAGGGAACCTTATCCCGGTGGCGACGAATTTATTATCAATGCAGGCGGTATTCCAGAGTCTCCGGGGACCGACGTTAAACCTCCGGAGTGATTCCGGTTTTGGGTGTTCCGGTTCTAACCGGCCCCGACCTGCTCAACAACATGCTCGATTCGGTGACGGAACCAATCGACCACTTAATCATAATTGACAACGGCCAAGTAGTTAAAGAAATTCGGACATCCGCTAAAACCGTAGACATAGTGCAGATGCCCAACAACATCGGCGTCGCAGCAAGTTGGAACTTAATCATCAAATCAACACCGCGCGCCGCGTGGTGGCTCATAGCAAACTACGACATCGAATTTCAACCAACGGCACTCAAGAACTTGGTCAAACATTCTTCGCCGAATCGCATCGTCACCAGCAGCAAGGGATGGGCAGCCTTCACTATTGGCGCCAACGTCATTTCCAAAGTCGGACTATTCGACGAAGGCATCGGCGTCCCGGCCTACCACGAAGATACAGATTTTGAGAGACGTTCGCTCCTTGCCGGCATCGAAATACTAGAGGCCGACGGACCGATGACGCATCTCGACCACACAACGGTTGCCGACATGAAGTGGGATCTAAAGGCGATGGTTAAGAATGCCGAGGCAAACTACATTCGCAAATGGGGCGGGACGTACCGCCGCGAGACTCGCACCGAGTCCCCGCTACTTGACTGGAATATTGACCAATGGAGATAACTATGTCTAAAGAATTAGAAGTTCCGGCGATATTGTCGGAGGCCGGTATCGCCGGAACGACCATCGTCGTAGACGAGCCACGTTCAACCACATGGATCGCCGACACCGAACCAATCGAGGCGGAGACGCGTCGAGCGTTCTTCACCAACGTCGAGTTACGGACAGACGCCGAGAGCAACACTCTCGTTGGCTACGCCGCTATGTTTAACAGCGACAGCGAAGACCTCGGTGGGTTCACCGAGCGCATCGCTCCGGGCGCGTTTAAGCGCACGCTAGGAATGGGCGCAGATGTCCGTTTACTATTCGACCACGAAGGTCTCCCGCTAGCGCGTAGCAAATCGGGAACGCTTAGCCTTGAAGAAGATTCGGTCGGCCTTAAAGTCGAAGCCGACTTAGACCCGAATAGCCCGATAGCGCGTAGCGTGATCTCCGCCGTCAAGCGGGGCGACATAGATCAGATGTCATTCGCCTTTCGCACTATTGCGGATTCGTGGAACGAGGATCGTTCGTTCCGCACGCTGGAGGAAGTTCAGTTGTTCGACGTAAGCGTTGTCACCTATCCCGCATATTCTGAAACCCTCGCAACAATCCGCAGCCGGAAGCCGGCCGAAGAACCAGCGCCGGAACCGGAACCGATCTCAATCTCAAAACGACTAGCCGCTGAACAAGAATACTTGGAAATCAGCCGCAGTCGCTAAAACCGCACCACCCGACTAGCTCGCAAGAAACCCCGGCACGCGAAAGCCTCGCCACGTTTCCTTCACCTAAGTCGCACCCAATAAAACTCAAACCAGAAAGGAATCCAACTATGGATTACCTAGACAAACTGGTTTCTCGCAGCAACGACTTGCTGGCAGAAGTTCGCGCATCACTCGATGCCGCAGCCGAAGCCGACATCGACTTGACCGATGAGGAATCAGAAAAAATCAAAGCCAGTCACGCGGAAATCCGTTCGCTTGACGAGCAAATCGCCGACCTCGAAGACATCGCCAAGCGCGACGCCATCGCCGTCGAAGAGCGTACTGCTCCTCAGGAATCAGCGGTCCGCCCGATAGTCGTAAAATCCGAAGCGCGCACCTACAACGCCGGCGGGGAAAACAGTTTCCTCACCGACGCGTTCGCTGCCCGTAACGGATCGCCGCAAGCGAGTGAGAGAATTGCCCGCCACCAGTCCGAAGAAGCAATTGAGCGCCGTGACATCGGTACTTCTGCTTTTGCAGGACTCGTAGTCCCGCAGTACCTCACTTCACAGTTTGCCGAGTTGGCACGCGCTGGACGGCCCTTCGCTAACGCGATTGACTCCCAGCCATTGCCTGCCGAGGGAATGACCCTGAACATTTCACGGGGTACTACCGGAACTGCGACAGCGGTGCAAGAGACACAGAACACTGGTGCACAAGAGACCAATTTTGACGACACTCTGCTCACCGTGGATGTTCGTACAATTGCCGGTCAGCAAGACTTGTCACGGCAGCTATTAGAACGAGGAACTTCCTCGATCGATTCCATTATATTCGCAGACCTAGTGTCTTCGTACCACACGGAATTGAATCGCGGTATTCTCAACGACGCCGGAACCAGCGGAACGCACCTCGGTGTAATTCCGACTTCGGGTATCAACTCCGTGACTTACACGGATGAGAGTCCTACCGTTGCGGAAATTGTGCCGAAACTCGCCGACGCAATCCAGAAAGTCAACAGCAACCGTTACCTGCCCGCAGACCTAATCGTGATGCACCCAGTTCGTTGGGGATGGTTCACCGCAGGTGTCGACACAACTAAGCGTCCGCTAGTGGTTCCTAACGCCTACGCGCCTACAAACGCGTCAGGTGCGAATGACCGCAACGCGTATGGTCAAGTTGTTGGTTCGTTGCTCGGACTTCCCGTTATTACAGATGCGTCACTTCCGACCACATGGTCGAGCGGCGCTTCCAACACTTCCGGGACCGAAGACGTTGTGCTAGTGGTTCGTTCAAGTGACATTCACTTGTGGGAAACTCCGAACACTCCGTTGCAATTACGCTTCGAGGAGACTACGGCCGGTTCGCTGACCGTCAAGCTTCTCGTCTACGGTTACTCGGCCTTCACCGCCGGGCGTTACCCGCAAGCAGTTGCACGAATCGTTGGAACGGGCCTCGCAGCTCCTACCTTCTAGTCAATAAATAACTAAACTGGAAACGCGGTCGGGGGTTTTTAACTCCTTTTAGGCCCTCGGCCGCCTACCAGCTCGCCTCCGAAAGGACTACATGAGTCTTGTCAAAGAACTACTTCTTGAACGCGAAGGCTACATAAACCGTAATCTGCCGGAACGCGCGGCAGCGGTAGCGTTGCAGCTTCGCAAGTTAGGAATTGTCGTCACCGACGAAGCGCCCTACGTCCACGAAGTCGAAACCGCCACCGCCACACCAAAAGCGGAACGAGCAGTACGCCCAAAGGCGGTAAAGCGCACTAAGAAATCGTGATCGCTTTCAGTTGGATTAGCAACGGCGACGTGGACAGCCAATGGGCTGGCTGCATGATGGACGCGCTTCGCGCTACGCCGGACATATTCGGTGACCGCATACAAGCAAACTCCGGGGCCAATGTATCCAAGTCCCGTAACACCATCGCCGAGCGGTTCCTTGACGAATCCGACAACGAGTGGCTATGGATGGTGGATACCGACATCCTATTCGCTCCGGACGCAGTGGCGGGTTTATTAGAATCTGCCGACGCCAAGAAACGACCAATAGTTTCCGGTCTCTACTTCGCTCAAGAAGCAGCGCCCGAAGCGGTAATACCTTCGCTTAGACCCTTGATTTTCCAGTTCGACGAAAACACCATCTTCGAGTCGGTGAAGAAGTACCAACAAAACACGATGTTCGAGGTAGCCGCCGCGCCAACCGGGATGTTGTTAGTTCACCGTAGCGTCCTAGAAAAGACACGCAACGGTAAGCAATTCCCGTGGTTCTACGAGCAGGTGATAGAGGGCAAAGACGGTAGTGAACGATGGGTCTCCGAAGACCTTACGTTTTCTCTCGTCTGCCGAGCCGCAGGGTTCCCGATCTTTATCAACACCGCTATATCGTGCGCGCATCGAAAACAATATCTACTCACCGAGGAAATGTATATCGCTTTCGGTGGACCCGTAAAACTTGCCGAGGAATCCACCTAATGCATGGATCAGCGGACGGATACGTTGGCGAGTGGGTCACTAAGCTAAAGCTAGAGAATAAAAAGACCCTAGACATAGGCTCGCTCGACGTGAACGGCAACAACAAGAAATGGTTCGCCGGCGAATACACCGGGCTTGACTTTCGTAAAGGCCCGAACGTTGACTTGGTAACTAGTAGCTGGTTCATACCAGAACCAGCCGCCAGTTACGAAGTAATCGTTTGCACAGAAATGCTAGAACACGACGAATTCCCCGCCGCCACCTTCGCCGAGATTCGTAGACTAATCAAACCGCTAGGCCACGTCATCATCACCTGCCGCGGCCCCGGCTACCCGTTGCACGAATTCCCCAGCGACTACCACCGGTTCACGCCGCAGGATTTAAGCGACTGGCTAATCCACTTGGGATTCAAGGTCGTAGATTCGCGCGAAGACAAAGAATTCCCCGGAGCATTCGCGGTCGGGTTCTTACCCAAGAACGCCCCGCCAGTTAGCGGCGACCCGCCCGTAGTGCGCGGCATCTGCTGACTCAACAATCTTTAGGAGCCTAATGGCCATCAGTAACGGGTACACCACCCTCGTTAATATCAAAGACGCGCTCCAAATCACAGACACGTCAGAGAACACGATGCTCGAAAAGTCGGTAGAAGCCGCTAGTCGCCAGATCGACCGCTACTGCTCCCGTCACTTTTGGCAAGAAGGAACAGCGCAGGCCCGCGTCTACGCGGCGAATTCGTCCGGCGTAATAATTACTGACGACATTTCCACCACGACCAGTCTCGTCATAAAAACCGACGACGGCGCTGACGGAACGTTCGAGAATACTCTCGCCGCTACCGACTACCAGCTAGAACCGCTCAACAACTTAGCCCGCACCCCGGCGCTACCGGCCTACCGTATTCGCGCTATCGGAGACTATTCGTTTCCGGTCAGCAGCGAAGCATCGGTGCAGGTAACCGCCAAATGGGGCTACGCCGCGGTTCCGATGGACATTGAAACAGCGACGCTAATCCAAAGCATCATGGTATTCAAGGCGCTCGACGCGCCGTTTGGAGTTGCTGGATCGGCGGACGTTGGCGAGCTGCGGATTACCAGCACGCTGCACCCCACAGCGCGTGCGCTGGTCGAGCCGTACCGCAAACACTCGCAATGAACATAGCGACCGTTCGGACGGGCATCGAGACGCGGCTCAATACGATTGGCGTGCGCGTTTATACCACGATTCCGGAACAGGTGACTACTCCGGCTGCAATCGTGCAGGTGGGTGACGGCGAATTTATCGTATTCGACGATACCTTTTCCGCCGCCGGCGTCGTTAGTTACACATTAAATATGAAGATTTTGGTAATCACTGGGCGGGCCGCTATAAAAACGGCGCAGGATCTGTTGGACGATTTCTGCTCACCGGACTCAGCGAATTCTATTCGCAAAGCAATCGGCGGGGATACCACGCTCAACAGTTCGGCGGACAATTGCCGTGTAACTGGCGTCAGCTCGTTCGGGGTCTACACTTTTTCAAGCATCGAATACTTGGGCGCAGAATTTTTAATCGAAATACTAGGTTGAGAATTGTTATGGTTATGTGGTAGTGTGAACTATGCAAATCTACAAGATTACCAATCGCTCTAACGGCAAAGTCTATGTGGGGCAAACGGTTGGGAAGGCCGCACGCAGGTGGGCCGCTCACAAAAGCAGTCTACGAAACGGGAAGCACCAAAACTCTCATCTTCAATCCTCGTGGAATAAACACGGAGAAGATAATTTCTCCATGGGAATTATTATCGAACGCTGCGGGGATTCGTTAGACTTTTTAGAACGTAGATATATTGCGGAGTACGACTGCACCGACCCTGCTAAAGGTTACAACAACGAGTCGGGCGGGAATGATGGCAAGGTCGTGTCGGCAGTGTCAAGAGCAAAAATGTCGGCGTCGGCGATAGGCAACACGAGCCATAAGGGCCATGTCCATACTCCCGAGGCCAAGGCTAAAATGTCAGCGGCTAGTATGGGCAACATTCCCACTGACGAGACTAGGGCGAAACTATCGGCGGTTAATATAGGTAGGGTTCATACCTCCGAGGCCAAGGCGAATATGTCGGCGGCTAAAATGGGTCACGTCGTTACTGTTGAGACGCGAGCGAAAATCTCGGTTGCCGGCATCGGTAATACATACTCGAAGGGGTATATTCACACCGCCGAGACCCGCGCGAAGATGTCAGCGGCCGCAATGGGGAAAGTCCTCGCCGCCGAGACTAGGGCAAAAATCTCTAAGGCCAATAAGGGCAAGGCCAAGCCTACACGCACCGCCGAACACAGCGCCAAAATCTCAGCGGCGCATATCGCCCGCCACGCCAAAAAGAGGGCCGAACTTGAGAATCTTGATGGTAAGGCCGGGTCCGAATTTTAGTGTTGCGGACGTACACTCGGGGTGGACAAAAGCATTTCGCCAACTCGGCGTAACTGTTGCGGATTTCAATTTAGACGATCGCTTAAATCTTTTTTCAGCGGTAGGACTAAAGAAAAACGGGCGGTGGAAACCTGCCTTCGACAGCGAGAGCGCGATACGCTTAGCGGTTGAATCGCTACAAACGGCGCTTTATGCCTACTGGCCGGATGTCGTCTGGATTACAAGCGGGTTTTACATCCACCCCGAAATCCTAAAACTGATGAGAAGCCGGAACCATAAACTAGTTCTACTTTGCACTGAATCGCCGTACGAGGACGATAAGCAGATTCTCAAAGCCCCGTTCTACGACATGGTTCTGCTTAACGACCCGCAGAACATCGAGCGGTTCCGCAAAGTCCAGCCGAACACCCACTACGCCCCGCACGCGTTTGACCCCGAAATCCACAAACCCGGCGCAGTCAATCCCGAACTAAGTAGCGACTTCTTCTTCTGCGGCACCGGCTACCCGTCACGCATCGAGTTCTTTAACGGAATGGACTTCGGCGACATCGACGCCAAGTTCGGCGGAAACTGGCAAGGCGTAGAGGACGACTCCGACATAGCCAAGCGCCTCGTTCATAAAAAAGAATGGTGTATCGACAACACCGAGGCCGTCGAGTTCTACCAGTCGACCAAATCGTCGATCAACATCTACCGAAAAGAATCGGAACGACCGGAGCTAGAAACCGGTTGGGCGATGGGGCCGCGCGAAGTGGAACTAGCCGCCTGTGGAACATTCTTCCTTCGTGATCCACGTCCGGAAAGCGACGAGGTACTTGGA